CGTCACGCTGACCGCCGCTGATCTCAACCTCTCAACGGTCGCGACCTCGGGCGCATACGCTGACCTGTCTGGTGCTCCCTCGCTCGCAACGGTCGCGACCTCGGGCGCATACGCTGACCTGTCGGGAACTCCCACTCTTGCCACGGTCGCGACCTCGGGCGCATACGCTGACCTGTCTGGTGCTCCCTCGCTCGCAACGGTCGCGACCTCGGGCGAGGCGGCTGACGTGAGTGTGGCCGCGTCTCCCTCCAACTACACCGCAGCGACTCCAGATGTAGAGGCACATCTCGCAGGGATCGACACAGTCCTCGGCACTCTTGGCGGTGACATTGTCTCATCCGTCAACGGCATCGCGCCTGTCGTGGGTGATGTGACCGTGACCGCGCAGGACATCGACACCAACCACACCGCAGTCAACTACACCGCCACAGGTGCCTCGGTCACTGAGCATGTCGCAGGCATCGACTCAGTCTTGGGCGATCTCTTGACTGACTCAGCAGACGCCCTCGGCAATCGCATCTACTCCAACGCCTTCTTCGTCAACGATGGCGTGTCTGATGTGCAGGCAGGTATCGACGAGGTGACGAGCGCCAACAAGCTCGTGTGGGTCTCTCCTGGGTCTTATGGGGGTAGCACTGTCCTCATCACCGACAAGGACTTGATCAAGGTGCGCGCCGAGGGCTGTGGCACAGGTGCGTTCGGGATCGTCGAGCTTGTGTCGCGAGGGCTGACCATCAGCGGTGCAACCTCCACACGCAACCTGGTGCAGGGCTTCCAAGTCGAGGGGCTGACCACCATCAACGGCACTCTCGGTCGCCACGCGCTCATCGACTGTCAACTGCTCGGTGGCCTGACGATCACCAACGGCACAGCGAACTTCATCACGATCAGAGACTGCGACCTCACAGGCACTCTGACCATCGGCGCAGATGTGACCGCGACGATCTACCTGGTGCAGTGCAACCTCACAGGTCTCACGATCAGCAACAGCGCTGCAGCCTCACAGCTGATCATCGCCAACTGCTCTGCTGTTCCCTTGACCGCTCTGAGTTCAGCGACTATCGCAGGGCAGAGCGGCTTCGCTGATGGCTCGTTCCGCACCTTCTTGAACACCGCAACCTTGCCCAACGCGCTCTTGTTCACGGGTAGCACGAGCGAGTTGACCAACGATGCGAACTTCATCACCTCTGCACAGGCTCCTGTGCAGTCGGTCAATACGCTGACAGGGTCAGTCACCCTCAACGGTGCGAACCTCACAAGCTCCAACACACCGGTCAACTATACCGCAGCCACAAGCGCTCTGAACTCGCACCTGAGTGGGATTGACACGGTGCTTGGTACGCTCGGTGGGTCCACCGTGGTCAGCGTCAACGGAATCGCGCCTGTGGCAGGGGATGTGACCGTGACCGCGCAGGATGTGGACACGAGCCACACCGCAGTCAACTACACCGCCGCAGGAGCCTCGGTCACTGAGCATGTCGCAGGTATCGACACCGCTGTCGGTCTGCGCCCCTTGACCACGGCCACGCTCCTCAAGGCAGGCAACCTCAGCGGTCTCGCAGACGTGGCGACAGCTCGCACCAACCTCGGACTCGGGAGCGCCGCCACCAAGACCGCAGGGTCAGCCATCGGCAACGTGCTTGAGATCGTTGATGTGGATGGCTCTCCCTCGCTCCCTGCGATCGATGCCTCCCAGGTCACAGGCCTCGACTACACCAACCTCACCAACGTGCCAACGAGCTTCATCAGCTCATTGCAGTACATCACCGATCAGAACCCTCTGACGCTGACCGCTGGTGTCCACTACATCATGGCCAACGCCACCGACACGCTGAAGGTCTTGACTGTTCCTGACAGCGCCAACGGCGGCGACATCATCCGCATCACCAACTGGGGGCTCGGTCGCCTCAAGCTGACCACCGGTGGAAGCAACACCACCTTCCTCTTGAGCGGTCTAGATGTGGTCGGTGGTGAGACTGCAGGTGAGGTATTCGTTGAGAGCAAGTGCACTGTCGACCTCGTGGGCTTCGACTATGCACCGGCAGACCTCCTCCCAGCGTGGGGCGTCTACTTCATCAGCTCCATCGAGATCAACACCAAGGGGCTTACGACCTCGGGTCAGGCCATCGTCTATAACGCGACGACAGGCAAGCTCGAGGGCGGTGACGCAGGTGACTTCGCGAGCGCCTACACGCCGACCAACTACACCATCGCTGATGCCAAGTTCGACTCGCACTTCGCAGGGATCGACACCGCGCTTGGGCTCAAGGCGGCGACCGCTGATGTGCTCCTCAGTGCGAACGACCTGAGCGACCTGGCAGACGTCGCCACAGCGCGCACCAACCTCGGACTCGGCACAGCTGCTCTCGTAGACACAGGCACAGGCGCAGGCGATGTGGTGGTGCTTGAGGATGTTGGTGGAACGGTCAAGCTCCCTGCCCTCGATGGCTCGCAGTTGACCAATCTCCCTGCGACATCTGCCGCGCTCGATGACTTGACTGATGTGGTCATCACCTCACCTGTCAACGGTCAGGCGCTTGTGTACAACAACGCCACGAGCCAATGGGTCAACGGCTCCACGACAGGGGACCTGATTGATGTGACTAGTGCTTCCCCGAGCGGAACCTACACGATCACATCTCAAGCTGGCGTTCAGGAGGTGTACTTGCTGACTCTAGGTGCCAACACAACGGTCACTATTCCTAGCGCGTCAGGCCCTGGGGCAGGATATGTGTATGTCATCAAGAATATGTCCTCATTCACCATGACGATCACTCCCAGCAGTGGCACGATTGATGGGTCCGCGTCGTTCGCATCCTCGGTGCAGTACGCGGCGATCTCTCTGGTCAGCGATGGGACCAACTGGTTCATTATCTAAGGACTGCAACATGACCTACTTGATAGACAAGTTCGACACGCCGAGGATGTATCAAGCCACATTTAGCGGCAGTTCTACCCTCGTCAACGGAGCCGTCATTCCGTTTACAACCTTGAGCGGTGACGCTGGATTGTCTGTCAACGCGGGAACGCTGACGCTGACTTCGGGGCTCTATGCTGTCATGTGCCAAGTGCTCTTTGATGTGGAGGAGACCACATCTCGGCTCTATTTAAACGATGTGGCCATCCCGTTCGAGCGATCAGAGCCTGCCGCAACTTATCCCTCACTATCCCTATCCTCCAATAATCAAACGATGGTGGCAGTGTTCCGCGCAAACGAGGGGGACAGCTTGACCGCGCGATTGGTGACTGCCACAGGAGGTTCGAGCACTTGCTATGGCTCAGACTGCGACCTCACCATCCTCAAGACAGGAGCAGCATAATGAGTTTTCTAGTCTCGCGTTTCTCGCCCTTCAAGCTCAGTAGTATCTCCGGTGTCGTAAATATAGACACAGGCTCTTCAGTCACCATGAACGCACACTCAACAGCACTCGCCATCAATAGCACTTCGGCGGTCACAAGTACGCTCGGTCAGCTTTTGGTGTGCAACATTCGGACTACTGCAACAAGCGTCGGAAACGCCTACTTCAACTTTGACCCCAAGGAAACACTACAAGCCAACTGCTCAGGCTCTGAGTTTCGAGCCTCCGCGCCCGCGTCTGCGATTGGCTCTGAGATTGGGGCGGCACTCGCTCCTGCATCGTATGTTCCCAAGGTAAATGTCGGTGGTGGATACATCCCAGCTTCCGCCATGCAGACTGAGTCGTGGGTGCTATCACTATGAGCTATATACCTGAAGCTGACGACTCACCGTTCGTGCACCATTTCGGCTATTATAATCAGCCCGCGTCTAATGCAGTCGGACAACGACTCCCACTATCTGCCACAGGCTTTTCAATGCCTGGCGTCTCGATCAATGGGAGCGGTCAACTCGTCATAGACGCTGGCGTATGTGTGATGGTTCAGCTTGCTCTCTTGATGGAGCGCAACGATGGCAACACATACTCCGCCTCGGCTACTTGGTATAATGTGACAGGCGCCGCGTATGTGGGTTGCACTAGCAGAAATGTCCTTCACTCCTCGTATGGGTCGTATTTAAGGTCTCCTCTTGCACGCGCAGTCATAAAGCCTTCGGTGCAAACCACCATCGAGTGTCGTTTGAGCGCGACCAGCGGTGGGGCTGTGTCATTCACAGGCACTTATCCCTCGACCTATCACGGGCGAGGATGGTTCTCAGTGACGAGGTACACATGACGCTGACCACTAGGCAGGTCAAGGTGTTCTCCTGGCTCCTCGGCGTGTGGTTCGTGTTGTCGGGGTCTGCGTTCTACCTGCTAGGGCGTCAGCATGGGCGAGCGAGCGCGACCTGCACCGAGGAGCTTCGGCAGGTGGAGGAGGTGCGCGCGCAGCTCCACGAGTGCCGAGATGACATCGAGGAGGCACGGGTGGCGTCAGTGCAAGCCGAGGCGGTCAAGTGCAAGGCTCGATTGGAGGAGTACAAGCGCATCCGCTGTCGTCTGTGTGAGGCGGGGGTGGTGCCTTGATCTCCCTCCTCGCCCTCGCGCTGACGCTTCAGCCAGCCGACCTCACCTTCGTTGAGCCGTTGAGGCTGACATCGGGGGTCGAGGTCAACGCGACCTACAGCGCCCCCATCGATAGCCTCTGCCTCACGCTCGAGGACTTCGTGTTGGTCAAGCTGGACATGGCCGAGGCAGTGACCGCGCTCGAGGGCGAGCGGGCTCACTGTCAGAGGCGAGTCGAGGAGGCGCGCGCTGACTCCCAGGTGACGATAGACAGACTGACCGCAGAGGTGCAGGACCTGCATGAGCGACGCGAGGAGCTAACGCGCGCGCTCGAGGAGGCCCGCTTTGATATGCGGCTTTGGCGCGCGTCGGCTGTCGGCGTGTTAATGTTGGGCGGTGTCGCGCTGATAGTCATCGCGACACGCTAAACTTACTCAGGAGGATGAGGGATGGCTCAGAACGAGATTCTGGGCGCTGTGGCGTTCACGGCGCAATATGCACATGAGACAGAGAACGGGCGTGAAACATGGGAGGAGGCTGTGTCTCGCGTTGAGGCGATGCACGAGAGGCGCTTTCCCTGGCTCAAGGACGAGATCCGCGCGGCGTTTGACTTCGTGAGGCGCAAAGAAGTTTTTCCTTCTCAACGATCAATGCAGTTCGGCGGCGCGGCGATCCGCAGAAACAACATGAGGATCTATAACTGCAGCTTCTCTCCGGTGGATCGGAGCCGCTTCTTCGCGGAGGCCTTTTGGCTCCTGCTGTCGGGCTGCGGGACGGGATTCTCTGTGCGTCAAACGCACATCAAGCAGCTCCCGCGACTTCTCACGCCCCGAGAACTAAAGGAGAGGCGCCCGCGCGCCTATGTCGTGGAGGACTCGATTGAAGGATGGGCGAACGCCGCGAATGCCCTTATCGATCAATATCTTCATCGGGGATACTACGCCGACTATGCTGAGCTTCAGTATGACTTCTCGCGCATTCGCCCGAAGGGAGCGCGCATCTCCTCAGGAGGGAGGGCGCCCGGCGCGGAGCCTCTGCGAGTGGCGCTCCAGAAGATTGATCATCTGCTGCGCTCGCGTATCGAGGACGGTCTTTCGCGACTTCGCTCGATCGATGCTTTTGATATCGTGATGTTCCTCAGCGAGGCCGTTCTCTCGGGAGGAGTGCGCCGATCCGCCTCTATCGCGATCTTTGATGAGGATGATCAGCTCATGCTCACTTCAAAGACCGGGGAGTGGTGGAGGAACAATGCTCAACGGGCTTATGCAAACATCAGCGCGGGGATCATCACAGACGGTCATGAGACGCGCGCGAGCGTTGACGCCGTTGTGGAGATGTCGAAGCAGTGGGGAGAGCCTGGAGTGGCGTTCTTTCCCTGTGAGGATATTGGAACAAATCCATGTGCCGAGATCGGGCTTTATCCTTACCGCATCACACGGCGCGGAGAGCGCGTCACACATCCGACGCTGGCGATCATGAGAGAGCGCGAGCGACTCAGCGAGGCAGGATATAAGTTTGAGAGCGGCTGGGCGGTCTGTAACTTAACCGAAATCAACGGCGCGCTCATGCGAGATCGCGCGCACTTCGAGGAGGCTTCGCGCGTGGCCTCCTTCATCGGGACTCTCCAGGCGTCTTATACAGATGTCGGATATCTCACGAAGCTCACACAAGAGATCATCGAGGGCGAGGCGCTGCTAGGCGTATCGATAACGGGGATGTGTGAGAATCCCGTTCTCCTCTTCGATCCAGAGACGCTCGAGGCGGGCGCCCGCGCCGCCATCAGCGAGAACATCCGCACAGCAGAGCGAATCGGAATCAATCGGGCCTCTCGCGTGACGACGATCAAGCCGAGCGGGAATACTTCCACAGTGGCGGGCGCCATCTCTGCGGGCGTCCACACAGCCCACGCCCGCCGATTCATCCGGCGGATGAGGATCGCAACTGTGAATCCCGTTTGGGATGAGCTGCGCGCGAAAGTGCCGGGGGCCTGTGAAGAGCTAGACGAGCACACAGGGATCATCAGCTTCGCTTGTGCTTCGCGAGACGGCGCCCTCACGCGCGAGACAGACTCCGCGCGCGCTCATCTCGAGCGCGTCTCCCTCACATATCGTCACTGGGTCGCGCCGGGCTCGCGTGACTCTCGCGTAGAGGGGCTGACACACAACGTCAGCAACACTTGCACAGTAAAGCCAGATGAATGGAGGAGCGTCTCAGACTACATCTGGGAGCATCGAGATCATCTCAGAGGCGTTGCGTTGCTCGGTTACTTTGGGGATAGCGCATACGCCAACGCGCCCTATCAGACCGTCATCGAGGGCGAGCCCGTTGAGAAGGAGTGGCAGCGCCTCGCCTCCATCGATTGGTCGCAGGTCAACCTCTCAGGCGTTGCGGGTCCCATCGAGAACCCCACGCTCGATGCCGCCTGTGCAGGTGGAACATGCCTCATCTAGGACTCATCGCTTCCCTCGGTCTGCTGTGGTACGCGCTCATGACTGACAACGAGTTGACCGTGTTTGTGGCGGTGATCCTGATGATTATCTTCGCGGCGATAGCGGATTGTTAGTCGTGAGCTGTCCACAGCGCGCGCTCTGATGTGTTTTGCGATTGACTGATTACTTAGGAGTACAGATGATTTCGACTGCGATGATTTATAACTGGATGAAGGGGCGCGCTGATGCGGTGGAGCTGACAGCGGCGGAGTATGCCGATGCTGTGCGCTTGGTCGCGCGAGGTGCAGGCGGTGAGGGTGTGCAGTGTGAGGGCACATCTCGCACTTTATCTGAGTCCGTGTGTTGGAGAGCGCTTGATGAGGTCGAGCGCGCGGCGATGCTCCCTCTGATATGGCTCACCTTTGCGCATTATAACGGTCACACGCGCGCATGTTTTTTTGATGGAGCGTTAGTGCTGCCTGAAGGACAAGGGCGCGCGTTGGTGCGGTGTGAGGGCGTCTGGTATGCGGTGAGTGAGGTTGGGGGCGAGGTGCGGAGGGAGGCGTTAGGGGAGGCGCAGGCGCTGATGCGGGCGTCGGGGGCGCTGCGCGATATGTATGAGAGCGCGCAAGCGCTCCAAAAGGATACTAACATTCTCCGTCAGATCAGCGGCTACAAGGGCGCGTCGCGCTACTACGCTTGTCGGGAGGCGGTGGGAGAGGCGGAGGCAGAGACACTGTCCGAACTGACGCGCGCGAGCGATGGGTGGGATTATCTGCAGTGTGTCTTGGCTGATGACTACTAGATGATTATCTTCGCGGCTCTCCCAGAGCCTCGTTGATCTCAGCCACCTGCGCCAACAGCGCGTCACGCTTGGCGATGAGAGAGGCGCGCAGAGCGCTCATCTGGGCGATCATGGTGGCTGTGTCGCTGACAGGGTGGTGTGTATGTGTTGGGGAGGCGGTGGGTATCTGTTGGGGAGGTGGTGTGTCTACAGGGGCAGGGGCAGGGGCAGGCGCAGGCTCAGGCTCAGCGGTCGCGCGCTTGGTGTAGCTGCGCTTGGCCTCAATGGGATTCCCATCCTTGTCCTCCCAAGCATAGACAGAGGAGGGAGCAATGCCGAGGGCCTTGGCTGCTTGATAGCGTGGGACGCCAGAGGCGCGGAGCTGATGAAAGCGCTGGCGAGGTGTGAGTTCGGTCATGTCAATCTCGTCTGTGTCAGGTGGGGCATCGTCAGGTAGTACAAACGGCTCGACGCCATCTAGGACAGCGTCGCAGAGGTGATCTAGGGGGGTGTCAAAGCGCTCTCTGATGGACTTCCCGGTGCGCAGTCGTATCGCCGATGACATCCGATAGGTTTTGACCTCTGCTTGTCGAGCTTTGAGAACCGCCGTGACGACTCGATTGAGGTCCTCGGCGTAGCTGGTCATCAGTCCTCGATGTGCTTCCAAGCGTTGAGGGCGAGGGAGGCGACGAGCTTCTGCGCGGTGCCATCGGCGCGCGCCATCTCTTGACGGATGCAGCTCACGAGCAACATCAGCGCGTCGTAGTCATCCTCACAGTGAGGGTCAAGGTTGGTGGCGTTGGTGAAGTAGGGCGCGCTGAAGTCGGCCAAGGACTCAGGGAGCCAGCCGTTGATGTCGGCGTACTCCTCAAGGCGCTCGATGTTATGCTTGAAGTGCATGATGTGCTTCATGGTGTCCAATGAGGTCAGAGTGTGAAGTGGAGTGTGAAGTGGATCAGAAGGGGATGTTGGTGAAGGGGCGATCAGCGTCGCGCTTGGTCATGGTCTCGGCATCGGCGCCGGTGGAGTAGTCGTCATCGGTGTAGCTGACAGGACCGCGCGAGGGGCTGTGAACCACCTCCTCACCGAGGCTCTGGGCGCTGATGGCGTAGCGCTCGTCATCGCTCATGCTCATGTTGTCGGCAAGCTCATCGGGGCTGTAGATGCCCGAGATGGCGTCAGGGTAGACAGCGCGCAAGCCCATCGTGAGCACGCGCGCGCGAAGCATCTGACGAGGCATCTGCTTCCAGTTGCGGTTGTTGGTCAGCCCCTGCTTGACCGCCATGTCCATCGTGAAGGCGTGGGTGTGGGTGATCTCGCTGGGCTCGTCGGTGCGGGCGAACTCCATCACGCAGACGCTGTCATTCCACTCGGTGATCCGCATGAAGCGACAGAGGCCCGAGGCGCGCACGATGCCCGACATGGCGTCAGCGCCGAGGGAGGGCTTGCCCTGCAAGACGAAGCTGTTGGCGAGGGTGACCGCCATGTTGCCGCCGAAGTGATGGCCGAAGGTGGCGTGAGCGACGAGGCTCTCGCGGGGGTTGCCCTTGAGCGTGAGGAGCTGCGCGAGCTCCTTAGCCTGATCGAGGGTCTGAGGGCAGTAGATGCTGGTGGTGTTGAGGTTCTTCATGGTGTGTCCTATGGGGTCAATGTGGTGATGAGTGAGGGGTTAGACTGCGAGCGAGGCGCGCATGTAGGTCTTGGTGCAGGTGATGTCATAGTGGCAGTCCTCATAGACGCGAGCGATGACGCGCACGAGTCGAGAGAAGTCCGCCTCGTTGATGACGGTGGATGAGCCAGGGAACTCGCCACGCTCGAACAGGATCGAGTCGACATCTGCGAGAACCTCCTCGCGATCCTCGATGATGGACATCAACGAGCGACGCGCTTGATGCTCGCGCTCGACATAGATGGCATCGATGAGGGCGTCAACCAACTCAGGCGTGATCGCGTCACGAGACGCCTTGTGCTTGAGGGCGACCTGGGCGTCGTAGATGTCTCCGAAGTAGAAGGTGGCCCACACGATGAGGGCGAGAGTGGCGAGGAGGATGAGATCAGTCATGGGCGGTCTCCTTGGTGGGGATGAAGTCGTCTGCGGTGTAGGTGATGCCTGTGAACTGCGTCGCCTTCTCAGCGAGGGCGAGAGCCACTGGGCGGCTAGGGTTGTCATGGTTGTTGAGGATGCGAGAGAGGTGGGCCTGTGAGATGCCGACTGCCTCCGCGAGGTGCTTGAGCTTTCTGCGCTCGTAGAACTCAAGCCTGATCTTGAGCTGAGTGATGGCGTCTTTGGTCATGTCTTGTCTCCTTTCGGTGTCGTCTGTTCTACAACCTCTCTCACGATAGGTCAAGAGATATTTTACGCCTCATCAAAACAATGTTGAGGACTGAGGGGGGGATGTGGTATCAAGACGACACACCGAAAGGAGGTGCACATGCGCGCGATAGAAGCGCTGAGGGTAGTCCTCGGCCTCGACCTCAGCCCTGCTGACAAGCTAACGCTGATGGCCATCATTCACTCGATCGACTGGGAGACCTGGCGTGGACAGGTCAGCATCAAGCAGCTCTCGGGCATGAGCAAGGTCTCAACCGCGAGCACCAAGAGAGCGCTCGCCAGCTTGACTGAGAAGCAGCTCATCGGCCGTGAGAGGCACACGACGCGCTATGGAGAGGCGAGCGCCGTCACAATCGTCAATGTTGAAAACCTCAATGATTTCGCGGTGGCTCATGATGAGCCTACCCTAGCTCATAGTGAGCCTACCCTAGCTCATGGTGAGCCTACCCTAGCTCATGGTGATACCTCGATGGCTCATAGTGAGCCTACCCTAGCTCATGGTGATACCTCGATGGCTCATGGTGAGCCACCTTTATCTGTATTACCTGTTGTTAGTTCTGTCTCTCCTGTTCATCAATCTGTTGATAAACCTGTTGAGAGACCTGTGGTGATGACGCCACCGCCTTCAGAGACTCCACGCGCGGAGACCGCCGCCGCTCCTCGATGGCGCACCATCCCTCAAGCGCAGCGCTACAGTCACCAGGTCATCTACTACAAGCTCTTGGATGGGTTGGGGTATGCACCGAAGCAGATCCTCCACTTGAGGAATGTACTGCAAGACGCTCTCATCTATCCCGACCAACAAGACATTCAGGCCTTCCTGCTCACCTACGAGCACTGACACTCGACCTCATTGGACTCACTGACCATGCAACGACTGATCAACTCTGAAGCCATCCAAGAGCAGATCAACCTGCTCCTTGAGCTCAAGGCGACCGCCGCCCTCCGCGAGCCCAAGCCGTTCACCGACTACTCCAAGCTGACCCTCGCCGCTCTAGGCGATGAGTGGTGGAGCGAGAGCAACGGCTACCTCACTATCAAGCGCCTCCCCGACTGCGGGCGATGTGCAGGTGGCTTCATCCAGAGAGACAGAGGGCTGTCGATGTCTCCTCCCGAGGCTCTCCCCTGCCCTCACTGCGAGATCCCTCGCCGCCTATTCGCTCGCGTTCGCCACGCCTCGCTCCCGCTCGATGCGAAGGGCGCTCGGCTGTCTGACTATGAGTGGGACTCAGAAACGCAACAGAGGGCTATCCAAAGCGCTAAAACATGGCTCACCGGTGAGCGCTCCACGACTGCGCCCAACACGCTCCTGCATGGTCAACCAGGCAACGGCAAGACCACCCTCCTCTATGCTCTCGCCTTCGCCGCCCTCGAGGTCGGGCTCAAGGTCAGGTACACCACGCAGACGCGCCTCTTCGATGAGGAGAAGGACAGCTGGAAGGGAGACAGCGACTCCCCCTTCAAGACCTGGCTCAACGGCGTTGACCTCCTCCTCCTCGATGAGCTTGGTGGCCTCGGTGGTCAAGCGCAGTGGACAGCATGGTGGAAGGAGCGCAGCCGAGAGATGTTGGGCGCCATGTACGAGCGATGGCGAGCGCGCAAGCTCCTCATCGTCACGACCACCAACCTTGAGCCCAAGCAGGTCCTCAGCATGTTCGACAGCCCAGCCGCCGCCTCACGCCTCGCAGAGATGGTGCGCGCCCCAATCCACATGACAGGTCACGACCGCCGCTTGGCAGCATGGAGCTGATGATGACCTATGAGACAACGCTTGAGCGACTGGTGGACCGCATCGTTCAGCGTCAGTACCTCCTCAACCAAGACCCCATCAGCGACTTCGACAGAGCGGTGAGGATCTGCGGTCAGACCCAAGCCATCCTCACCGATGGCGCCATCGCTCGCCGTGGCAGGATGGCGGGCATCATCGACCTCACAGTCGTCACCCACCTGCGAGAGCAGGGGCAGTCATGGAAGGTCATCGCTCAAAGCCTCAAGGTTGACCCAGAGCGCCTCCGTGACATCGTTCGTGAGAAGGCACCTGAGCTGCTCTGTCAGCCGACACCCGAGGAGAGGCAGGCACAACTTCAGCGCATCGAGGAGATGACTGCTCAAGGGCTCACATATGCACAGATCGCCCAAGAGCTCAAGGTGCATGAGACCACCATCGGGCGAGCAGTCCGACGCCTCAAGGCGAGGGCTCAAAGAGACGAGTGACGCTAACCTCCACGCCCACATTCCGCAGGTAGGTTGCACCGCGCTCATCGTACCCGACTATCGTCACCACCTCCTTGATCCCTGCGTGGTGGATGAGGCGCGCACACGCAAGGCAGGGGGAGCAGCTCGTCACCATCACACAGCCCTCAGTCGCGATGCCTCGCGCCGCCGCGTTCGCGATGGCGTTTGTCTCCGCATGGTGACAACCGATCTCGGTCTGTGTCCCCGATGCAATACATCTGGCTGACCGCTCGCAGAACTCCCCCCCGCACAGCGAGCCGATGGCCCCTCGTGGTCCTCCATTGTAGGCAGCGCTCACAGGGTTGTTGCGAGGGTCAATGATGAACGCACCGACGCGCCCTCGAGGACAGCTCGACGCCTGCGACAGGACACAAGCCAAGTCCATCCACATTTTTTTCCACTTGTCGTTCACGATATGCCTCCTCACGAGTGTTGTCTCGATGTGTAGCTAGAGCCCTGCGCCCTCACCTCAGAACTCCCTTCATGTCCTCGCAGTGTGGGTCTGCGTGGTCGTGTAGCTGAGGTGGGGGCTCAGTCTTTTAGAGCCACGCTCAACACATACTCCAAGCCTTCCACCTGCTCGACCAACGACCTGACAGCGCGCGCGAAGTCGCGGATCTCCTCCTGGGCGTGGAGGTCGAGGCGCAGCTTGAGGAAGTGGATGACCGCATGAAGCGAGGCGCTCCAGTAGCACTCACTCATCAGCGACAGAGGCAAGATCATGCGCGCCTGCTCCTTCGCCACACCCAGGCGCAGGAGGTGGTGATACGCCATGAGGGATTGAGTGACCGCCTCCTGATAGATGAGTGAGGCGGACAGCGCGTCAACATCATCGAGCGGTCCCTCGCTCCCCTGCTTCAGCTTGGCCGACTGCGCGCGCCACCTCTGAGGCAACCACACCTCATCGTTGAAGGTCACATAGCGCCCGCTGATCTCGTTCCATGCACACCCCACCTGGTGCTTCATCCACTGACGCAAGACAAACACAGGCGCCTTGATGCGGAACTGAAGCGTCACATGACGGAAGGGCGATGTGTGCTCGTGCTCCCAGAGGTATCTAATCAAGCGCGCATCAGCCTCACTCATCTCGGTCACATGCTTTCCCATGCTGACCCTCGCCGCGTTCACCACCGTGCGCGCATCGCCCATCACATCGATGAGCTCCACCGCTCCACCACCCACCTTGATCAATCTGCCGTTGTCGCTGTCGCCCATGTGAAACACCTCGTCTCTAATGTGAAACGCCTTGTCGCGTGTTAGCAGTGAACACATCTACAAGGAGTCCACATGAACAAAGTGATATTCATCGGCAGGCTTGGCAAAGACGCGCAGGTTCGAGGCTCCTCAGATCGACCCATCGTCGCCTTCACCCTCGCGGTCAACTCACCGATGCCCAACGGGGAGACCGACACCCAGTGGTTCTCCTGCTCGGCGTTCAACACGCTCGCCAAGTTCCTCGCAGGTGTGCTCCCCAAGAAGGGCACCCGAGTCCTCATCGAGGGCAAGTTCAAGCGTCGCACCTTCACGGACAGTCAGGGCGTTGAAAAGACTGACATGGAGGTCATCGTCGATCACTTTCAGTTCATCGACCCCCGCGACCCTCGACCTGATACCTCCGCGACCGATGGCAGTCCAAGCGCTTATGCCCATGACGCTCAAGCGCGCGCCCCTCACGACATCTGGCGCTGAGTCTCCTTGATGTGTCGCTTGCCTTGGTCTAGTATCCCCACCGACGAGGAGCTAGAGGAGCTCTTCCGTGACCTCATTGGTGACAACGACGATGAAGCGCAAACCGACCAAGATCGAGCGCCTGATGACAGGCCTCTACAAGACCCACTACCCCATGTTGACTCGGTGCCTAGAGCATTGGATCGGCACTCAAGCAGACGACATCATCTCTCACCTGGGCGAGAAGCTGACGCGCAACCCCGACCTGTGGGATGGCGATGAGAAGGGGCTCCCTCACTTCCTCGTTCGCTCTGCGCGCCGCTTGGCCATCAATCGCCTGCGTGACCGCCGCCGAGAGTATGCGGACTGTGACCGCCTCGCTGACCTGCGCGAGGCAGGAGGGGAGCAACAGCGCATCGAGGTGCGCGCTCTCGACCACAGCCCAGAGGACATTGTCTTGGCTCACATGCAGGAGCAAGAGTGGCGCGCCATCGTGCAACGCTCATGTGACGAGTACATCGGGGGACCACTCGACCGCGATCGGCGCATGGCTGTCTGGGAGTGCATGGCGCAAGGCGGACTCAGTGGGAGCGAGTACGCTCGCGCGCATGGGGTCAACCCCAACACGGTGCACGGTTGCATCAAAGCCATCAGGAGTATGATCGATGACCAAAAGCGATTGGAACGGACTGGCAGCTAGAGAGTCCCAACCCCTTGATAATGTGCAAGAAGCAACGGCGCGCGCGCGCGACCTCCGCACCAAGAAAACGCCTGAGCGCATGCAGGCTGTCATCGATAACATCAGAGATGGACAGCCCATCACGCGAGCGGCGAGGCTCGCAGGTCTGAACCCTGCGACGGTGCACAGGTGGAGGGAGGAGGATGAGGAGTTCAAGGAGGCGGTGGAGGATGCCCTTGAGTTTCAGATCGCAGTCCTCACTGCCAAGGTGGACCGTGCGAGTGACACCGACTGGAAGGCGGCGGCGTGGCGTCTTGAGCGTCTGCGCCCTGACGAGTTCGGCGCCAAGAAGGAGCTGCAGGTGACAGCCACCCAGAGCAACGGCATCGCTGAGGTCATCGCCATGATTGAGCAGACCAACGACAGCGTGAAGCCCGAGGTCGACGAGTGAGCGCGCTCTGCTCCTTGTGGATCCTCGCTCTCGCTCAGACGATGGGAGAGGAGCCACCGACAGGTCAGGCGCTCGACCGCGCAGTCGAGGTGTGTCAGATGGTGGTGGACAGCGCAGACCGCGCCGATGTGGAGCCCGCCCTGGCTGTCGCGCTCGCGTGGCATGAGAGCCGTCTACAGTTCGGTCTCACCTCGCCCTGCGGCGCCACAGGCCCGATGCAGGTCATCGCTCGTTATTGGTGCGCTGACCGCCGAGGGCAGTGGGAGGTCAACGGTGAGCACATCGTCGAGGGCTGTGACCTCGTTGAAGCTGGCGTCAGGGCGCTCGCCTATCACCTCGCGCGGCGCCCTGTCGGTGGAGCGCTCATCGCCTATGGTGGCACACGCACCTACGCTGATCGCGTGTTATCACTAGCGACAGCCATTGGACACATTGACGGAGAATGACCTTGAACCGACCCACGCGACTCATCGAGTCACATCGCACCATCGACCAGACGATCCCTCATCAGCTCATCGTCTCAAAGCTCCTCGGCGCGATTATCTGTGACCCTGCCCTGCGCATCATCCGCACTGATGATGCCGCTCGCCCATTCGTCACGATGACCGACATGCTCTCAGACCTGCGGGGCGCTGCTGACCTCGCTGTGTCGTTCGATGGCTCGTTCAAGTACGGTCTCCTCATCGAGGTCAAGACCACCACCAAGCAGGCGCGTGGCAACCTCGCCTTGTTCAACGAGGTCACCAACAGCGACCGCAACATGACTCAGCTTGGGCGCCTCGCTCACGCTGCGCCCCTCTGGTGGTATGTCATCGTCAACACCTCCAAGCTCACCGCCAAGACGCACGAGGAGCATGAGTTGGCGCTCCTCGACTGTCCCGCTGTGCTCATCGAAGGTCATCGAGGCGACACGCGCCCCCAAGAGGTGACAGGCTTTGAGCGCTTTGGACTCCTGCTCAACAAGGTCTATGAGATCCTGCCCGACATCTCAGTCACGCGCACCGAGACTCAGCTCGCGCTCATGCCTGTTGATGATGTGCCTGTGGTGACGATGGATCAGCCCCTCCGCATGCCGACTGTCGCGCCTGTACCTGCGCCTGTCGCAGAGATTGAGCCTGCGCCTGTCGCAGAGATTGAGCCTGCGCCTGTCGCAGAGCTGGACCGCTACCTGCCGAACGAGAGCATGCCACTGATGTTCGAGACGCTTGAGCGAGAGTTGACGCTCCTCGGCGGCGTCGAGGCCGTGTTGGATCAGTTGCCCGTCGAGGTGGTTCGAGAGTTCCACATCCTCAACGCGATGAGCGAAGAGCAACGCTCCATGGCACTACTGAAACCACACAGCTTCTTCGTCACAAGAAAGCTATATCTGACGATGCCAGGTCTGCTCGTGCTCGCTTGGAAAATGGCCACGCAACATGGGACTACGCGATCAAGAATACTCCTCAGAGGGCTGCCGACCTTGTTCTATAGGTTCGGCTCAAAAAAGCACTATCACAACCTCATCGCAGCGATCAGCAAGGTCCTTTAGAGGTGACCGACTTCACCCTCAATGACTTACAGCGCGCCGTCATCGGTGGTCTCCGCCGCCGAGACACCATCATCGCGGCGCGCTGTGGTTGGGGGTCAGGCAAGACTACATCTCTCATCTTCGCGCTGTGGTTCATCGCCAAGACAAGACCTGGCACCACCTCCCTCCTCATCACCGACACGACGCCACGCTATAACAGCGTGCTCATGCCCGAGATCGAGAAGTGGCTCGCGCCTCGTGGATGGACCTACAACCACACGCTCCACAAGTGGACTGACACGCACTCGGGCTCATCGGTCATCTGTCGGTCGTACTATCGCCCAGGCACTCGTGACGCGAGCCACAACCCCCTAGAGGGGATCAATGTGACAAGCGGTGTGGCGTTCATCGACGAGTGTCAGACGCTTGGTCCCGAGGTGGCGCACAAGGCGCTAGGGCGTCTGCGCTCAGGTCCATCTCCCACGCTCGTCTTGGTCGGGCTCCCCGTGGTCGATGCGTGGTGGTGCAAGATGGCAGAGCAGGCGGGCCACCTCCCTCTCCTGTTCAGCTCGTATGTCAACCAAGACAACCTCTCGGCGGAGTGGTTCGAGGCGACCAAGCTCCTCCCACCTGACGAGCGCGAGGCGATGGTGATGAACCGACCGCGCCCTCCCTCGGGCTTGGTCTATAACGAGTGGAGCGAGGACACGCATCTCATCAGCGGTTGGTCGTATCGCCCTGAGATGACAGGGCGCATCGCCATCGATTGGGGCTTCCGCAAGCCAGCGGTCGTCATCATGGCGTATGACGAGGCGCTTGACGCGACTGTTGTCATCAAGGAGATCAACCCTCAAGAGGTGACGGTCGATCAGCTCGCGCGCCTCATCTTGGCGGTGGCATGGCCACGAGCTCACCAAGCCTCGGCACCTGGTCCGCGCATCTGGCTCGACACGGGGGTCGCCGACAAGGCAGGTCACGCCCGCAACGACCAAACAGGCAGGAGCGCCTTCGCTGTCCTCTCTCGCCCCATCGATGAGGGGGGTATAGGTTTACCCCTCCGCTCGACTACTGACCCCGTTCGCGTGGACATCCTCAACGGTGTGCAGAAGCTCAAGCGCGCCCTCGCTCGCAAGCAGTACCTCATGACCCGAGAGGCGTGGGAGGCAGGTGAGCGCGCTCTGGGCAACTCGCTGAGGAAGGCGCTGCTCTCCTATGCTTGGGACACGACTGAGCAGCCGAAGAAGGATGGGCGCGAGGACCCTCTCGACGCGCTGAGGTACGACTGCATCTTCCACTACTGGGCTGATGTGGTCGGCAGGTATCAGTCACGCGCCACGACACTAGACAAGAGCCGTCGAAATGCGCGACCCTCCTCAGCCGTGTTCTAACACCAAGGAGGGCAACATGAGCGACCTGACCGTGACCACCATCGAGGAGCATGTAGTGCTCATCATCTTGGCGTCGGTGATCAGCTTCGGTGCCACCGAGGTCATCAAGCCGTTCGTCTCCATCTTGGCAGACGACCGTGAGCGCCGCCGCGCCATCGTGCGTCTGCTCGCCATCGTGAGCGGTGCGGTGGTCGGCTACACCCTCGGCCCCAAGTGGGTCGATATCTGGTTCGGGGCGGGCGCAGGCACGCTCAACGCTTGGCTCGTCGCCGTGCTCAAGAAGAAGGTGGAGGAGCGCCTTCATGTCACCCTCGACAAGACACCACCTCCCACCAAGCCAAGCAAGAAGCCCGAGGAGACAGACGATGAGCAGCGTTAATCATCCCCCTCACTATCACGCCCAGAGTGGCGTCGAGGTCATTGCCGCTATCGAGGCGTGGGATCTCAACTTCAACCTCGGAAACGTGGTCAAGTATGTGGCGCGCGCAGGTCACAAGCTCGACCGCCTTGAGGACCTTGAGAAGGCGCTTTGGTATCTGACGCGCGAGGTGGAGTATGCGCGCAAGGAGGAGGCCCGCCGTGCTGGTCGATGATCCGCGCCCCATCTACTGCCCCGTCTGTGGACAGCTCACAGCGGTCAAGAACGAGCGCATCGTGCCTCACCTGTCGGGCATGACGCGAGGCTACTGCACAGGCACATCGACCAAGGTCACGCACTACAAGCCAGGCGACTTCGACGCGCAAGGCAAATGGAAGGATGATGATGAAGCCGACACACAAGACCCATGACCTGCGCGCTCGACTGCGTGAGCATGTGCCTCTTGAGCCTGAGCATGAGCTCCACGCGCAGAGCCTCGCCCTCCTCGCTGAGATCGAGGCGGCCCTCGATGAGGCTGACGAGAAAGCCAAGACCACCAACAAGGAGACAGCTAATGAATAAGCTCATGTGGTTCATCCACAACACCATCAGCCATCCCATCTCGGGCTTCCTGTTCTTGTTCGGTCTCGACAAGGCAGGTGACTGGGTCCACGACATCACCCTCCCATCTGGCTTCCTCGATGTGCCTCAAGGCTTTGTGGTGGAGCGAGTGGTTGACCTCGATGAGGCGGGAAGTATCAAGACTGTTGACAAGGTTGAGAGCACTCATCAATAGTGCAAGCTAGAACTCATTGGACTCCTCGACGGCACATCATCAGCACCACCTCACCGTCGAGGCGCTATGGACTATTCAGAGATAGACGATACCCCGAGGCACATGCGCGCCTTGCATCCGCGCTTTGTCACGCGCGGGATCAGTGGCACTCAGCTCTCAGGCGGTGTCATCTCTGGGTATGAGCGCAACGTTCAGCTCACAGGGCTCAACTGGGTCACTGAGGCAGAGGACATGCTGCGGACTGACCCCGTTGTCAGGCGCTCATGGCACATGCTCCGTCAGACCCTCCTCTCTGCTACATGGCGCTTCATGCCTGCCGATGAGGAGGACCCTGTGTGTCTTGAGCTTGCACGCTTCGCCAACGAGGCGTTCGGGCTCGATGGCTATGCAGGGCAGATGTCGCTCTCGTGGGAGGCGCAACTCAGCTATCTGTTTGAGTTCGTGCCTGTCGGCTATCGCTACGCCGAGGAGGTGTATCGCGTAGGCCCAGATGAGAACGGCAAGGTCAAGGTGTGGCTCGACCACTACGCCGACCGAGAGCCATCAGCTCATATGCGGTGGCTGTCTCGTGATAATCAGAACCTCGATGGCGTCTTGCAGAACATGGTCGGCATCGGCAAGACCCCTGAGCCGATACCTGCCAACAAGCTCCTCCTGCTCACGCTGAACCGGACAGGCTCAAACTTCGAGGGCGCTGGCATGCTTCGCCCTGTGTGGTGGTGGTGGAGGACCAAACAGCGCGTGGCAAACCTCATGTGTGTTGGCGTTGACCGGTGGGCGATACCTGCGCCCAAGGTCAAGGTTGACCGCGCGGCGGCAGAGCTTGCAGGGCTCTCAGATGCCGACATCAACACGATGGTTGACGAGGCAGAGAGCCAAGCGCAGGCGTTCTTGTCGGCAGAGCAGAGCTATCTCATTGAGAACAATGTAGTCAGCTTCGACAACTACGCCGCCGCGCCGAACCTATATGCTCAAGGTCCTTTGGACATAATCCGCGAGTGCGACAACCAGATCAGTCAAGCCTTCTTGGCGCAGTTCGCCAACCTAGGCATCAGCGACACAGGCTCGAGGTCGGTCGGTGAGGTTCACCTCTCGGTGTTCCGACGCGCGGCGATCAACCTCTGCGACCTGGTGGCGTCTGCGGTCAATGGTGTCGACCGCCGAGGCGCAGGCACTATCGGGCGCCTCGTTCAGTTCAACTATGGGCCTGTGGATCCCTCTAAGCTCCCTCGCCTTCAGCACACGGGGCTCGACACAGATGACCTCGCTGAGTCATTGGGCATGCTTCCGCAGCTCGTGCAGGCAGGGCTCCTCACGCCCGATGACAACCTCGAGCGCGCCATCCGTGAGCGCCTCGGTGCAGGTGATCTGCCAGAGGGAGTCGAGCGCGCGCCCATTCAGCGCACCGCGCCCTCCCCTGTGGCGGCACTCGCTGAGCATCTGATCAAGAGGAGGCGTGATGGTAGCCAAGGCTAAACAGCGCGCGCTCCTCGTCGGCTACACTTGGGCAGTGCCTGAGAAGTACGCACACATCGACTTCACGCCCCCCAAGGGCGCACAAGAAGCCGCCGCTCGCGCTCTCCGCAAGCGTGCCGAGGCGCCCCCCTCACAGCGTGGGATGACGCCTGTAGGCTTGGCTCGCGCTCGTGACCTGTCGGCAGGTCGCAAGCTCTCCCCTGATACTCTGCGCCGCATGCTTGCCTACTTCACGCGCCACGAGATCGACAAGCAGGGCTCGACCTGGGACGACTATGGCCCCGGTCGACAGGCTTGGGATGGTTGGGGAGGTGATGCAGGCTTCGCTTGGGCTCGAAAGGTGGTCGGTCAGATGAACGCTGCTGATGAGAAGGTGACGACCCTACGCGCCTACGGTGAGGCGGTGCAGATGGCGTCAACTGCCACCTATGACATTCCCGAGGGGCTGACCCTCGGCAAGCCATTTAAGACGCTCGCCATCGGGCAGGTCAGCGCGCGCCTCAGCGGTGAGACGCTAGGGGAGGTTGACGCCTCCCTCTGCGCGGAGCTCCTGCGCGTCTATCGTGAGAGGCGTCTTGAGGACCCTGTGATCATCGATTGGCAACATGCCTCATCACCGTTCAATCCTGGTACACCTGCTCCTCCTGATGTTGGTGGCGCTCTCGGTCTCGTGGTGGACCTTGAGATGCGCGCCGATGGTCTCTACGCGACCCCTGCCTACAACGAGCGCGGGCTCAAGGTGGTGCAGGATGCAGGCGGTGTCCTGTGGTCCTCGCCCGAGTACGTCACCGGAAACATCTTCAGCCGCGACGGCGGCAAGAAGGTCGGGGACGCCCAGCTCCTCGCAATCACTCTCACCCCTCGCCCTGCGCAGAGCAACGCCTCGATCGACAGGGTCACACTCAAGGAGACGCTACCAATGGACAACATCGCCGAGATGTCGCCCGAGGAGCTCAAGGCCGCGCTCGTCGCCAAAGACGCGATGGTCAAAGAGCTTGAGCAGAAGATCGCCGACATGCAGACCGCTGCTGAGGCCTCCCTCAAGGCAGAGATGCCCGAGGAGAAGATGGCTGAGGGCGAGATGCCTGAGGCCGAGATGCCCGAGGAGGAGGAGAAGCCTGCTGTGATCGTGGTCGATGGCGAGAAGCCCAAGGCCAAGATGATGAGCGAGGCGACCCTGCTCTCTGAGATCAACACTCTCCGCGCCGCCAACAAGCAACTCTCTGAGAAGCTCGCCGCCATCGATGCGGAGAAGCGCGCCATCGAGCGTCGTGAGGCTGTGACCGCTCTCCTGCGTGAGGGCAAGGTCAGTCCCGCAGAGCAGGCGGCGGTCGAGGCAGCGTTCGATGCCAAGGCCACTCAGCCCATCTTCTGGAAGATGTTCAGCGAGCGCCCTGCCAACAGCGCGGTCCCCCTCAACGAGGTGGGTCATGGCGCGTCTGGTCAGGAGCTCACGCGCGCGTCTCTCGCAGAGCAGGTCAAGGCGCTCGCCGCTGAGAAGCACATCAGCTTCAGCGAGGCGCTCAACCTCTTCCGCACCACCAACCCCGATCAATACCTCGCAGTCTACGGAGCCTAACCATGGAGCTTCAGAACATCGTCAAGTCCTTCGTCTGTGCCTCGGCTGTGACCGAGTTCGCCATCGTCGCCATCGACTCCAACGGCAAGATCGCTGTGGCCACCGACGCAACCTCTCCTGCTGTCGTGGGCGTGGCCCAGCGTGCGGCGTCTGCTGGTGACACCGTTGAGGTGTGCGTGTTCGGTCTCACTCGCGTCATCGCTGGTGGCTCGCTGACCTTCGTCACCACGCCTCTCCTCGCGGTCACCACCGCAGGCAAGGTCAAGAGCGGTCTGACCGCTGGCGACTATGCCGTGGCGCGCGTGCTCCCCAACATCAATCAGACGAGCGCCGCCGCCAACGCGCAGCTCCTCGCCTTCTTCTTCGGTCCCGTGACCGTCAACGCCTAAGGAGTCCTAGATGGCCAGCTCATATAGCAATCTCCATCCCGTAGACCAGATCCTCAGCTCGCTTGTCGTCGAGGCGGTGCCCTCAGACAGCCAGCTCATCGCTGACAAGCTCTTTGAGTCGGTCAAGATCCCTGAGCGCTCAGGCACTCTCCTCATCGAGCAGACGCGCAACTTCATGGGCGCAGGCGCAGGTCTCGACCTCGAGCGCGCTCCTGGCGCTGACCGTGTCTCCATCGGTGGTTTCGACCGCTCCTCGACGACCTTCAAGGCGCTCATCTACAGCGCCAAGGACTCCATCGCGATGGAGGACATCATCGACTCTCAGTATCCTGGGAGCGAGGAGCAGCGCATCGCCAAGAAGGTCGCCCGCGTGATGAAGCTCGCCAAGGAGAAGCGCGCCGCTGACCTCCTGTTCGGCACCTCCAACTTCAGCAACAACACCTCCACCTCTGCGTTCGGTGGCAAGTTCAACGCGAGCGGTGCGGAGCCTCTGAGCTATCTGCATCAGCTCAAGGACACGGTGTTCGCCGCCGCTCATGGCATCAACCCCGACACGCTTGTGATGGGTCGGGACCTGTTCCGCGCCCTCGCTCGCAACCCCGAGGTCCGTGGCTATGTCGGCACCGCTTCCGCAGGTATCGCCTCGGGCAACCTGATCCTCAGCGACGCCGCTGTGAAGCAGGTCCTCGCTGATGTGCTCGGCATCCCCAACATCCATGTCGGCGAGGCGCGCGTTGACTCCGCTGTGCCTGGTGCCTCCTCCTCTGAGGGCTACATCTGGACCGGTGACAGCCTGTTCATGGGTATCCTCAAGGGCTCAGACGCCATCGTTCAGAAGGGCGGCAATGTCAAGGGCATGCCCGTGGCCGCGCTCAACTTCGAGTTCGGTGGCATGGTGGCTGGTCAGTATGACGACCTCGGCAAGATCCGCCGTTATGTCTACGCTGAGGAGTGCCACCTCTTTAAGGGCATCGACAGCACCCTCGGCTACATCCTCACCGACTGCCTGTAAGATGACCTGCGCGTGTGGCTCCTCCGTTCATCTGCTTGCAGAAGGTGACAGCGCCGACAAGGTGGCAGTCGCTGATCTGAGCGCACAAGCAAAAGAGCAGAGTGGGCCACGCGCAGAACTGACCAAGGCGAAGGTGAAGGAGCTGCGCGCAGAGATAACGGCAGCGGATGTGATGGCGCGCGCACTGGGACAAAGCAGGCAGAGCCTCCTCGATGTGTTGGAGACCGCTCTGTCAATGACCTCACCCGAGGCGCTTCTCGCGATGCCGAGAGACACCCTCGCGGACTTTGTGCTTCAAGCAGGCTTCGGCTTGACCATCGATGATTTCATCGAGCAGTCTGACCGAGTGGCCGCCGCCGCGCTTGAAGCGATCCAAGTCTTGGAACCAACCGCAACCACCGCATCAGTCCAAGCACAGCTCGATAGCTTTCGCGTGGCGGCGGTCGACTCCGTGTTTCAAGATGTCATCATTCCCGACACCACCAAAGCCATCAGAGAGGCGCTTCAAGGTATGTCCCTAGGCGTACCCCTCAAGGCGTCAATGAGCGCGCTGTCGGCTCAACTAGAGCGCTCTGAGGGGCGTCAACTGACCGAGGTCAAGACCAAGATCGCCAGCTATGGTCGACAGGTCACAGCGGCGGTCGGTGAGTCGGCAGGGCTCGACCTGTACCTGTACACAGGCCCACGCGATGGCATCACGCGCAGGTTCTGCAAGCCTCTCATCAACAAGGTGGTGACCGAGGCGCAGATGGCGCGCCTCGACAACGGGCAGGGGCTGCCTGTGAAACTATCTGGTGGTGGCTACAACTGCCGCCATTCATGGAGCCCTGTGTCGCAGGGCTTCGTCGACGCGGCGGGGCTGACGATGGCTGACGCCGCCGACATCGCCAAAGCCAACTCAGGAGCATGAGCATGAGAAAAGCAGTCACAGGTGAGACTCATCGGCTTGATTGGATGGCTCCTGGTCCGCTGACCACCGCGCCCTCTGTCCACTTCAAGGAGGAGGGGCAGACCTCCATCATCTATCTCTCGCAGACGCGCGCCTCTGTGAGCGTCTCTGCGATAGCGGCGGATCGGCGCACTCTCACAATCGAGAATCAAGCAACAGGGCTCCAGGCAGATCAGACACGCGCCTTTATTATCACAGCGGGCGACTCGCTTTATCCTGTGCAGCTCACGCGCCTCATCGGGACAACTGCGATTCTCGCGGAGCCCCTCCCCCGTGAGATTGATCTCGGGACTGAGGCCTCACTTGAGTTCGCGCTGTGGTTTGGAACTGTTCCCTCATGGGTGACAGCGACGAGCGCGACTTATGCGCTCGAAGTTCATTACTCCATTGATAAAGGACAGGGCGCCGAGAATCGCGTTGAGCGAGATCTGTTCAAAGTCACTCCGCGCCCATTCTCAACGACTCTCGATCATGAGGCTCTCGTTGGGATGTTTCCCCAACTCGCCGATATGGTCCCGCGCCGTCAAAGCGACTTATCACCGCAGATAAGCGCCGCGCTCGATGAGGTTGTTCTCGCTCTGCGTGATCATCTCCAGGATGTGGATCTCACCGAGGATGAGGTGTTCAATGGGCATGCGTTCAAGAACGCCCACGCCTACGCCACCGCCGCGCGCGTCTATGAGTCAGCACTTCAGCTAGACACAGCCTCAGCCATGCGCGAGCGCTATCAGGAGCTCATGACTCTCGCCCTGCGCCTCGTGGCGATAGACAAAGACGGTGATGGTATCGTTGACGAGGGCGACCTAGACAACGCTCAAACAGGTGGCTCAGCGCGTGACCTGCGCGCCTCTTGGTCAACCTACTCTCGCACCGCCAACGACACCTTCTTCACTCCCTCCCGAGGGATGAGGCACTAGGAGGCGACCATGCCCATCAGAGCCAAGATTAACCTCAACCTGCCTCAAGCGCTGTGGACTGCCAAGCAGAGCGCAGCACTCGCCCTCAACACGGTCGCCTCGATCAAGATGAGAACGAGTGAGGGCTTGGACACCGACGACAAGCCCTTCCAAAACTACAGCAAGCGCCCCATCTACATCGCCTTTCAAGGTGCGCGCCTCAAGCCCAAGGGGGGCAGAGTCTCACGCACAGGGCGCTCGATGTACTTCGCGGGGGGCTACCACGAGTACAAGGAGAAGTCGCGCAAGCGTGGCGCGGGCTCCTCTGCTCTCGTTGACCTGGTTGCCTCGGGCATCCTCATGAACAACCTAGTGGTGTTGCATGCTGATGCTCAGCGCTTCGTCATCGGTCTCACTCAGCATGTCCGCAACTATGGCTACGCCGTCAATCAAGCGCGCCCCTACCTCGGGCTCTCGGCTCGACAGGTGGACATCGTGGTCAAGGCTGTCGAGTATGACCTGATCGCCAACATGAGGAGGGGCAAGTGAGCCAAGGTATCTTCGCCGCCTGCGCCAAGCTGGAGACGATGGTGGAGGCCATCACTCCCAAGACCGACATTCACCACGGCTTCACCGCTATCAACGCCCGCACCGGTGGGCGTGTCGCGCCCCTCGAAGCACGACAGCACACCAATCGCTCCTTCGAGTTCCGCTTCAACGGCTTCTCCATCGATGACGGCGCCGCCGCTCTCTCAGGTCGCAGACGCGCGCCGATGATCCTGCGCGTCAAGTATGAGGTGCCAGCCGAGGAGCACTACCTTGAGCGCCTCATCAACGAGGATGCAGCGCTTCTCCTGCTCGCGCTGAAGGGTCCCAACTATGACCTAGCCACGAGCGGCATCATTTCGTTGATCCCAGGTGCGCCCACCGCTGAACCGATGGTCGACCCCACCACCGAGGCGACCTTCATCATCTTGTCCTTCCCCTTCGATCTTCTCTATCTGGAGGCTTAAACATGGGCGTCACTCATCGCTCCCTCTCAGTCGCGGTCGAGAGCTCCTTCGGCTCGCTCTCCTCCTCGACAGGTCTGCCCGATGTGTCGGGTCTCACTTATGTCTCGATCCCCTGCGAGCGTGACCCCATTGTCATCTATGGCGATGTGGTGGTCAGCGAGCGCAATGACGCGCGTGATGGCTCCTTCGGCATCGCTCCCGAGCCCGACACCGTGTGGAGCGCAGGCGCGCGTGTGCGTCGCCGCACAGGGCAGGTTCAGCTTCGCGTTGACCTGACCACCATCGGCGCGGCGGCTGACACCTATGCTGCCAACTACCTCGGCTACCTCCTCGGGGCGGGCTTCCTCACCAATGTCTCGACGATGAAGTCTGACACGGTGAGCGCCATCACCAATGTCAACACCTTCACGCCCACCACGACCTCCACCAACTACTCCGTGGGAGGTCTCATCGGTGCCTCGTTGAGCGGTCGCGCAGAGTACAGCGCCGTGACCGATAGCGATGTGTCAGGCGATGTCACCGTAAGCCCTGCGTTCTCGTCAGCGTTCACGGGCACACCAACCATCCGTGGCATGCAGACCTGGTTCCCAGGCTCGCGCACGCTGACGGGCGACCGCACTCACTCTCTGACCTTCCGCGTCGATGGCGTGGGCTTCCGCTCGTTCGCCTATGGCTGCGTGTTGGAGAGCATCGCGCTGAGTCTCGACAACGGGCGCGTCATGGCTGACATGACCTATCAGTCCGCGCTCATCCAAGACGATCACGGCAACGCTGTTGGGCCTATCGAGCCCACCTACAACAGCGGAGCGCCCGCCTCCTTCAGAGGCTCGTATGTGGTGGTGAGCTCCACTGCGCCTCAGACCGCAGGGACCGCGACCACGGGTGACACGCTGGCGCGCACCGCGCTCGATGTGGAGGGCTTCAGCCTGACCATCACCAACACGCTCACGCCCGTCGGTCACTCCAACTCCATCCTCGCGATGAAGGACATGGAGATCAGCGATGTGGCGGTGGAGCTCTCCCTCACTGTGAGCGACCCCAACACCACCATCAACAGCGACTTCTTCAACAGAACCTCGCGTCAGGTGTTAGTGGGCTGTGGTCCTATCGGTGATGGTCTTGGCGCCGCGTTCATGTTGCCTGCGGCTTACCTCACCGCTGACCCCTCGAAGTACGATGTGAGCGGGAACGACATCACTCGTCAGACCCTGACCTATGCGGCGGGGCGCTTCGCAGGTGATGTCAGCAACAGTGGCGCAGGCAACTCTCCCGTTCGCATCGCTCTCGGAGTCTAACCTATGGCGCTCTCCTTCATGCCCTCCTCCTCGATGACGCTCGATGTCGTCGTGACCTGTGACCCTGCGGTCAACGCAACGCCAGAGCAGGCCGAGCGCTACCTCGACACGGGTGACATCAAGGTCTTGGATCCGCATGCAGGAGCAACCATCTTCACACTCAAAGCTCTGAGCGCCATCGAGCGCGAGGAGGCTGAGGTGCGCGCAGGTGCCTACACTCGCTCTGAGCTTGGGCGTCATCTGTGGATCAAGGAGCCTATGACCCCCGAGGCGCGCGCGCAGTGGCACCACGCCCTCGCCCTCGATGAGCGCGAGGCGCTTGGGGAGTACAAGGCGTATCTCAATCGGGTCTTTGTAGAGATGGTGAAGTCTGCTCTGACAGCCGTTGACGGTGTGGGCGTGTCTGCCCAGAGTGGATCTCATCCTCTTGAGCTCATCCGCCCCGAGTCTCATCGGGTGCAGGTCATCGCTGAACTGGTGCGTCATGTTCAGCGCATGAGTCTGTTGAGCCCGTCGGGAAAATAGCACTTGCCGCCGCTGTGTGGCTCTCACATAGCGGCGGCAGGGCTTGGAGCTGTGCTCAGTGTGAGGCCAAGCCTGCGCTTCGGCGCCTGCGTGGCAACTGTGGCGGAGCCTTCAGAGAGGGGTTGCCACAAGCACAGCGCGATGAGCTTGGTCTGTTCGTGCCTGGCTATCGCGTGGCACCTGATAGCGGTGCCTCGTTCAGCGACTTGCAGATCCGCACCTGCCCTGTCGCAGACGCGAACAGATTAGCGTCTGTGGTGCATGCTTACTCTCGACATAGGGCAGGGATCGCTTCACTATCAGACGCATTCCCAAGCCCCTCCTGCGCGATTGTAGAAGCGTTTGATGTGCTACACTCCGCCACAGAGGACATGATCGCTCGACAGCGAGAGCAAGCGCTCAAGGAGAGTCAACATGGCTGAGAACCAAGTACAGATAGAGGTCGAGCTAGTAGGTCAAAAGGAGGTCGGGCAGGGGCTTGAGAAGATCACCAAGGGCGCCGAGGGGGTTGGGAACACCTTCAAGAGCGTCGGTGATGTGGTGGGCAAGACCAATCAACAGCTTGGCGAGGGACTATCGAGTGTGAGTGACGCCCTCGGTGAGACGATGAACGCCGTGGGCGGAGTCAAAGAGGCGTTCAGCACACTCGGCACCGGTGGAGCGATGAGCTTCACCTCGTTATTGGGACCTGTGAGCCTGGTCATCACTGCGTTGGGCGCGCTGTATGAGACCTATCGACAGCTGAGTGGAGCAGCTAAGGCAGCCGAGGATCGGCAGGAAGCGATGGCCGCCGCCGCCTCTGACCTGTCGAGCAAGCTGGAGGCGCTGTCTGAGGGTGGGGTGGTCCCCACGGTCAAACAGCTTGAGCGCTTTGCGAGGATCACACTTGAGACGCAGGTAGCCAAGGAGCTGCTCATCAAGAAAACCGAGAAGCTGTTTCCCCTGCTTGAGAAGGAGCGCACCGCCGCCGCTTCGCTTGCAGAGGCACAAGCCCAGGTCGTCAAGAGTCAGGCCGAGTATGGCAAGGGCTCAGATGAACTCAGCAACGCGCTGAGGGTGCAGTACAGAGCTGAGTTTGAGCTATCGCAGGTGCAGGCGGAGCGCGCCAAGAAAACAGCCGAACTAGCTCAACAAACAGCCCAAAACTTAGCGGGCATCGCTGAAGCAGCCGAACAGGAGCAGGCGCTTGAGGAGCAGACCACCGATAACCTGCGCGCCAAGTTCAAAGAGAACGCAGAGCGCCTCAAGACGGTGGAGCTTCTACGCTTGGAGGCGATGGGGCTTGATGAACTGCTTGACGCCCAGGTGAAGGACAACATTGAGACAGAGCACTCAATCAAGCTGTTGGGCATTGAGGACAAGACGCGCGCGGAGCTCATCGAGCTTCTGAAGGGACAGACCGACGCAGTGGAGGCGCTCAGGGAGGAGGAGGCGCTGAGGGAGGCGAGCGCAGCGCGTCAAGCCAAGCTAGAAGCAGACAACCTCAAGCGCCTCAGAGAGGAGCGCGCCAAGGCGGCACAAGAGGCAAAGCTGAGGCGTGAGGCAGAGGCCAAGGCCGCCGCCGCTGAAGCCACACAGCGTCTCGCGCTTCAGAGCCAGATCAACCTCCTCGACCTTCAGCTCACCACGCAGGGAGACGAGCAGAAGATTAAGATGGCGCAGGAGCGCTATCGCCTCGGGCTCGAGCTTGCTAAAGACGATGCGATGAAGCGCGCAGTGGTCGAGAAGGCATATCAGCTTGAGGTCAAGAAGCTGGGTGAGGAGCGCGCCACGCGCGAGGCACAGCAGGCAGAGGAGCGCATCCGCAAGGAGCGCGAGGCGCAGAGGGCAATCATCGACGCGGAGATTGAGCGTCAGCAGTTCGACATCGAGCACCGACAGATCAGAGAGGGCGACCTCGCCGCTGAGACGCAGAAGCAGCTTGACGCGTTGGGTCTGCGCTACGCCCAAGAGATCATCATGGCCGAGGGCAATCAGGAGCGCATCACCGAGTTGACGCGCAGGGCGAACATCGAGCGCACAGAGATTGAGCGCGCCCAGGTCGTCAAGCGCGCAGAGATGGTCAACAGCGCTCTTGATCAATATGGCAAGGGCTTCGCTCAAGCGGCGGCGGCGGCGCTCCTCACAAGCAAGAGCATGGGTGAGGCGTTCAAGGCTGTCCTCGATGGCTTGGCGATGGAGGCAACGGTCGAGGCGCTGATGGAGACAGCCAAGGGGACCGCCGCGCTGTTCCTCAACCCAGCCGCCGCCGCGACTCACTTCAAGGCTGCCGCCATCTTCGGTGGAGCTGCTGCTGTCGCTGGTGGTCTGTCAGCCTCGATCCCCAAGGGAGGGGGAGGAGGCACCAATCGGGCTCAGAACACCTCGCCCAGCGGTCTCCCTCAGACATCCTCTGCACCGGCGCGCGAGACAGCGCAGTCATCGCAGATCACCTATAACGTAAACTTCGGTGGGGCTGTGGTCTATGACACCAAGCGCGCCGCAGAGATGGCTTTGACTCAACGCATAGACCGCCGTCGCGGTGAGATGAGAGGAGCGCGCTGATGCCTGTTCATGACCCCTCCCCCAACTTCGCTCTGCTGACCTCGTTCGATGCGCGTCAGTGGAGCAATGTGACCGTCTTTGAGCAGCTGGGCTACCCTGTCACCATGCCCACCTTCCAAGCGGGCCAAGGCGTCTATGAGGATGCGCTGTTCTTCCTCAATGGCAGGTCGAGCAAGGTGACACTGTCCACGCTCGTCGGGGCGCTCGCCAACTTCGGGAGCGATTGGCAGGTGTCGCTCAACGCTGATGACCTGCTTGTCATCAGCAACGCCTCGAGCGCGTTCACCATCGCGCCCATCGGTGATGATCTGTTCGGTTGGGGCTCGCAGTCCTCGACCCTCGTGAGCGGTCGTCATCGCGTCACCGCCTCCCTCGATTGGGAGAGGGGTATCTACAACGGCGCGCGCTTCACGCTGACGAGCGGAGCGACCTCGTTCAACGCTCCATACTCCGCGACCAGCTATCGCCCACGGCAAGATGTGCTCACGCTCCTGCGCGCCCGTGGTGTGACGAGTGATGCCGATGAGCTCTACTCAACAACATGCCTTGAGGCGCTCCACGAAGCCGCGTTGGGCTCCACCTCATCAACGGTGTTCTGGGTCGTCAACGCTGATGGCCATGTTGAGGCGTACTACCCCGCGCTCAACGGTGCGATCACTTGGCTCTCGACCTCGTTCCGAGATCGTCTAGGCTTCAGTGGCTCGGAGGTGGCGGAGACCACCTCCACCGACTATCGCAAGATCACAGCAGACCGACCGCTCCCAGGTGCGCTGTTCCCCTCGCGCCCCTATCAGGCGCACTTCTACTCGACCGAGACGATGAGCACCGCGCGGAGGCTCCTCGGCGGTGGGTACACATCAAACTTCTTGGGCTCGTATGTGACGAGCAACCTCACCTTTGACCTCGACGCGCTCCTTGATCAGAAGGACCTCTATCGTCACTTCACTGAGGGCTTCCTGCCCTACTGCGGAGAGGGGGAGCGCATCAACTTCTATCAAGGGTGGGGCGACTCGCGACGCGCACTTAGAGAGGGCTTGGTGACATCTTCTCAGCCAGCCTATGACATCCTATACACCACCGAGAACAACGGCGCTCTAGGGCGTCTGCGCTGTTCGATGGTGTCTAAGGATTTCAACCTGAGCTATGGCGACCTCCAAAAGCGCGTACCTGTGACGATCAGCTTGGAGCACCTATGAGCAACAGCTTTACATCGCCTCCCACCTTCACCGACCCACAGGCGGTGGTGGCAGGTCAGCCTATCGCCTCGGGGCCAGTGGCGCGCATCGGTGAGACGCTCAACTATGCCTTCGCCCAAGGTGGTATCACCAACGTCATCAGCCAGGCGTGGCGACACGGCACATGCTCCCAGAGCCTCACGACCTATCAAGAGATGTGTGAGTGGTATCTACCAAGCGCCTCCACACTGCACGATGACCTTGAGGTGTACATCATCGCTCATGGGACAGGGTCGATTAGGCTGACGCTCGATTTCGGTGTGACCGCCTCCGCCGTCATCGCGCTGACTGGTGGGTCTGCTCACTTGTACACAGCCACCTTGAGCCTCGCCTCGTTCGTCGCCACCTTCGGCACATTGACGATGGAGGTGAAGGCAACAAGCGGTCAGGTGAAGGTGGACTCAATCATGGCGCGGTGGGCTCCTCTCAGCTCACCGCTCCCAACATCGAGCGCCTCGATCTCGGGTGTGACATTTCGACCGATGGGGATTGGGCGGCTTGGCACTAATCAGCCATTGAGCGCGCGCGTGGGTCATCGCATGCTTCAGAACATCGAGGCGTTGCGTGGGCGCTATCGTACCTGGCTCTCATGGTCTGCCGTGCTCAACGCTGACCGAGACAACCCAGCAGGCGACCGACCGGTGGAGTGGCTGGGCGGTGGTGACATTGAGCGCTTGATCACGCCCACGCATATTCAGTGGTCTGAGACCTTGCCTCAGATCATCTACTGCGCGCTGAGGGTGGAGAACTCACCGCTTGATGTGGACATCATGGGGCGGCGATACACCATGAGCGATGGGTGGAATGTGATTTCAGTCGAACTCGACATCGACTCAGAGCGCGTCAACGCCTTCAAGCTGCCGATATTCCGTGTCGGGCTTGACGCCTCGGAGTACAACCTCATCGGCTCTGGGTGGAATGGGTCGAGGGGTATCTCTGATCCCGTCATCACCGCTGTCTGCATGTGGGGGCCCTGATGCTTACACCAACCTCTCCTCAACCCTTGCCAAGCGTGGCGACCTGCGACGCGGGGCGCTTGGTGGCAGGTGCGACGATGGCACAGATCGCCATCGGTGCGCTTCAAGCGACCTCGGTGAAGCTCCTCGGTGAGGCGCACTATCACATACAGCAACAGGGCTACACGACCGTCATTCCCTATCAGATCCCTGCGCCGTTCGAGAAGGGCTATGAGGAGGCGCATCAGCTCCTCTATGCCACTACACCGCTGACCAAGTGGATTAGCTTTGAGGTGCTGTACAGCGCGACCACCTTCTATGATGACGCGCCCACCATGCAGGTCTCTCTCAAGTCGGTGGTGGGTGGCGCCATCGATGGGACCATCGACGCAGGCGCAGTCCTCGATGACTACCTGACTGTTCATGATCAAGCGCGCACAGCGCCAGGTCGCATAGCGTCTGGGTGGACTGCGGAGCTTGTCCCCTCGGGCTCTGCCTCCACTGTGCCTCGACCGCTCTATGTCCCTGCGGCATATCGTGGACAGGTGGTGTGTGTGCGTGTTGCCACGCTCGCGGCGTCTGTCCTTGCCGTTCACCTGCTCGATGTCTATCAGGAGGCGTGATGATTATCTCAAGCGACAACGGGCGGCGCGTCTTTGTCTTACAGGTGGCGGGCCTCCGCTATCGATACATGAGCCATGACCTCGACCTCAGCAGCTCCAACCTCGACGCCAACATCGCCACAGGCATCGCCTATCAGAATGTGACAGGGCTCGTCTCGGTGGGCGCGCTCTCGGGCTCCATCGACCCAGCGGGGGGGGTTGCGAGCTATCAAGGCGTCAGCCTCACACTGGCTTCACGAGGAGCACGAGGCGCGGTGTCTGACCCTCATGTGGTGTTCGGTCGCTGTGGCGCGCGCTCACAGGTCATCAAGGCGAAGCTGACTCAGAGCGTTGACTACACCGACAGCCCACCGACCTTGATCAATGTCGACCGAGACCTGCGAGGGCTGTTCACCACGCCTGCCTTGGTCCACATAGGGGCTGAGACATTTCGCGTGTCGAGCGTCACGGTCAACACGCTCATCAGCGGTGAGCGCGCTGTCGGTGGCTCACAGAGACAGGCGCACACAATCACGATGGGGGGCACCTCGGTTCCAGAGGTGACGCTTGAGATCACCACCTTCAGAGGCAGGCGCGCCAAGCTCTACATGGCGCATCAGTTCCCCGATGGAGCGCTCAGTGATTTCGTGGAGGTGGTCAACGGCTTCATCGACAACACGCCGCAGGTCGAGGAGGCAGGGGAGGTGAGCTTCTCCCTCCTGCCGTTGGCTGCGTTGGTCTCCACTGCGAGCGCTGCGGTCGGGCTTCAAAGCAACCTGCGCCAAGGCTTCCACTATTTCGGCACCGTCGCCAATCAAGTCGAGTGGGCGTGGAACCTAGAGGGACAGCCACGCATCGCCATCATCGGCAGTGTGACCACGGTCGGCAGTATCGCCACCGTGACGCTCCTCAATGCGATGCCCGAGATGGAGGACCTGTTCGACCCAAGCCTCCCCAAGTCAGAGGACAACCTGCCGCGCTCACATCCTCGCTTCCCCTCGCTGTACCTCAACGGGTCAGGCGGGGAGATACAGCCCACGGCGGTCTTGTCACCGACGCAGTTTCAGTACGACACAACGGATGTGGGCTTGGTCAGTGTGGGTCAGGATCTGACGCTCAACCCATATGCGGAGATCAAGCGCGTGGGCTTTGAGGATGAGCTGGTTGAGTGGCCCTCCGCCCTCAACGCGCGCCTCGCCACGCTTCAGCTCTCGAACTCCACACAAGGCGAGGATGGTTCATGGGGGCGGTGGGGGCTTGTCGAGGATCAGCTTGTGGTGAGACCGCTCGCCGCTGTGCAACCTTATCGGCTTGAGTGGTGTTGGTGGTCGAGCAGACAACAGCTCATGCAAGCCCTGCCCGATGCCCTGTATTGGGCAGACACGCCCACCGAGGCGCTCACCGACAGCGCGCGCCTCCGCTATCCCATACAGGTTGATGACGCCGCCATCGCTGACCCTCGCCCAGGTACCCCACAGCGCTTCTATCGGCGCTCGCCTGCGGTCAACGGTCGCACCAACTCCACGAGCTTTCAGCTTGGAGGAGTGGCGCGCGCTTGGTATCAACTGCGTGAGCCCCTGATACTCTGCGAGAACAGCCTCGGCCTGCCCTCCTCCCCCGATGGGAACGACTATGACATCGAGGTCAAGTACTACGACCGAGTGGCAGGGGAGACGCGCCGTCAGTGGTTCATCGCCACGCACGAGACGACAGCGATATTCAGTGGTTCAGCCATCGGCACCTATATTCACCTCAAGGGGGGCTCATCGATCCTCGACAATGTGAGCTTCGGTGAGTGGCAGGGGCAGGAGCGCGCCGTGTTGTTCCGCTCCTCGCGCTACTACAGCAAGCGCCCAGGCGTGTTGCTATTGAACCTCCTTGAGAGCGCAGGTGGCGCACAGGTCAACGGCACCTACGACATCTATCCAATCGGCTTAGGGGTGCCATCGAGCGAGATCGATGAGGCGAGCTTCCTCGCCTACGATGGCACCACCAACTTCTCCCTCAGTGGCACCATCAGCGGTGACGATGGAGCGTTGAACGCCATCATCGAGGGCATCCTCAAGATGATGGGGTGCGCGCTGATCATGCGACGCGACGCCTCATCTGGGCTGTCACGCTTGACGCTTCAGCCCCTCGGCGCGGAGAGCTCGCGCCTCCTCGACCAAACCATTGATGAGGGCGATTGGCATGTATCGCCCCCGCCTCGGTGGTCCACCTATGAGGACATCGTCACGCAGATCACCTATCGGTTCGGATGGGATGAGCAACAGCAGAAGTATCTAGCAGAGCGCACCTTCGTGAACCAAGAAGCGGTCAATCGCTACGGCGGAGAGATGAAGAAGGTGGACATCGAGGTCAGAGGGCTGACGATCGAGGACATTGGTGATGGTGCGGGTGACAGCTTCGGCTTCTTCCTGCCCCCCACGGCGCGCATATTCAGCCTACTCTCCAACCCAGCGCGAGAGTGGGCGGGCTCCATCGGAACAGGGCGCTCGATGACGCTTGATGTGGGGGCCTATGTGAGCGTCACGAGCAGTCACCTCAAGGGCTACTCTGACAGCTACGGCGTGACCAATGCGGTCGGCTTCGTGCGCTCCATCAATCAGGAGCTGATGGGTGAGGGGTGCCAGCTTGAGATGATCTCGATGGGGCTCTCGCCCGTGACATGGAACGCGAGCGCGCTTGTCACGGCGGTGAGCTCATCGACAAGCGTGACCATCTCGCCCGCCGTGTTCAGCGACGATGACGCGAGCTTCTTCAAAGCTGGTGATGTGGTTGACTACCTCCCCGACGATAACGAGGACAGCGCCATTGTGGGCTTGGTCATCGCCTCTGTCGTGGGGGCGGTCATCACCTTCACCACAAGCCACGGCATCAGCGCGCCCGATGGCACGATTGAGCCAACCACCTACACCAACGCAAGCACCACGCATAGGGCTGACGCTTATCTGGCTTCTAATGATGCCGTGCCTGTGCTAGGTTCAGACTCAGCGCAGCTCTATGCTTAAAGGGGGACAAGATGGCGAGCACTACTAAGAGCCAGATCACAGACCAACTGAAGGCAGAGCGCGACAAGATCGCCTCACTAGAGGAGGAGCTGCGCCGCGCCAACCGTGCGCTTGGTCAGATGCGCCTCGACATGAAGGCAGCGCTTGAGACCCCGATGGTCATCGAGCGTCGCGTGTACCCATCACCGCAGGGGCTCAAGGCCATCGAGCGCGCTGAGGCAGAGTGGGAGGCGAATGTCACAGAGCCCGAGTACAAGGGGGGCGCATGGCAGCGCATCAACACATACATCAAGAGCCGAGAGGCGCTTGGCTGGACATGGCAGGAGGACTACACCAAGAACGGACAGTTCGCTTGGTGTGGTGCCTTCGTGGCGTTCGCCTATGGTGACCAGCTCACCTTCCCCATCCGTCAGAAGATCCTGCCCTCATGTCTCCGCTTGTGGAACGCATGGGGCAAGACCGCGCGCTGTCGTGATGGCGAGGCGCCTCAGCCTGGTGACATCGTGGTCATATTCAACAACATCAACGACAAGAGCGATGTGCAGGGCAACCACATCACGCTCTGCGTTGAAGCGCCCAACGACCTCGGCCTGTTCTCGACCATCGAGGGGAACGCCCGAGGCGAGGGACCCAAGGGGCGCATCGAGGGCGTGATCAAGCGTCAGCGCGATGTGAACTCCATCGCCCACATCTATCGTCTACTTCCCGAGGACTTTGAGGAGCGTTGAATGAGCGGTCTAAACATCACCTATCCCATCAAGGCGGGCTCCATCAGGGCCGCTCTGAACCTCACCAGCGAGGGCACCGATTGGGTCTCTCTCACCTCAGCTGACTTCTTCGACAGCGTGACAGGAGAGGCTTGTGCTTCAGGCCTGCGCTTCGCGTGGTTGGGCGTGATCAATCTCAGCCTAGACAGCTTGGCGTATGTGAAGTATCGCGCAGCAGATGCGGTCGATGACCCTACCACTCATGAGATCCCCGTGTTCCCCTACTCGATCCATGCTGACGATCTCGCAACCCTGCGCGACACGATCCTCACTGTGGCGGTCAAGAAGGCTGACGCAGCTGACACCTTCATCATCCTCGCTGGCTTCGACAAGGAGTAAACATGGGCATCTCGATCAAGATTGGCGGTGGCGCGGCATCGATCCCTGCTGCCTCTACTTCGACAGCTGGCAAGGTTCGGCTCGCCACTAACGTCGAGACGACCACAGGCACAGCCACCGACATCGCGGTGACTCCTGCTGGGCTCTCTGCTGCGCTCAGTGGTATCGTGGGGGGGATGACCTATAAGGGCTTCTGGGATGCGATCAACGCAGTGCCTGACCTCTCGAACGCCAAGCAGGGCGACTTCTACTACATCAGCGCAGCGGGAACGCGCTATGGCAAGGAGTGGGCGGTGGGGGATCACTTGGTGGTCAATGCCAACATGGGCGGCACCATCGATGGGAACAAGCTGGATAAGATCGACAGCACCGAGAGCATCTCGACCCTCGGCTCGCTGACCGATGTGACGCTGACCGATCCCTCAGATGGGCAGGGCTTGGTCTACAACGCCAGCTCTTCTCAGTGGGTCAATAGCGCCATCGTGGAGGGCATTGATGATCTGAGCGATGTAGCGCTGAACGCGCTGACGAGCACGAGCTACAGCAACAGCACAACGAGCGCTGCGCTCGTCAACCTGCGCGACCACATCACCGAGATCACAGCCGAGCAGACTGCGATCCGCACGATCCCCACCTCCCTCTCCACCGATAACCTGCTCCTCGTCAGCAACATCGGTGCAGGTGAGGTCGAGCTGCGCGTCTCGGGCTCGGCTGTGTTCTGGGTCGCAGGAGCTCCAAGCACAACCCCCATCACCATCACAGCCACCACGCGCGCGACCTTGACAGGACTCTTGCGTGAGGGCGTGGTCACTTGGTCTGTCTCTCAGGCGGCGATCTCTCCTCGTCAGTCACTCACGCGCATCGGCTCTGCTGATTGGACCAACGGCTACATCAACGCCTATGACGTGCAGGGCGTAGCTTCACAGGGCGAGATCAACAACCTCCAGGCAGAGTTGAACGCCACACAGGCGGGGGCAGGTCTCGGCTCTGATGGCACCTACACAGAGCGCACAGGGTCGAACTACCTCGACAGCTCAACGAGCCTCTACAGCGCTGACACGCTCCTCGACAGCGCCCTCAAGAGCGAGGCCACCACGCGCGCCTCTGCCGACTCAACGCTTCAGAGCAACATCAACAGCGAGGCGTCGACGCGCGCCTCCGCTGACTCGACGCTTCAGAGCAATATCAACACTGAGGCTTCAACGCGCGCCTCTGCTGATACCTCCTTGCAGAACGAGTTGAACACCACGCAGACGGGCGCTGGCCTCTCTGCCACAGGTGCTTACACAGCGCGCTCTGGGTCGAACTACCTCGACAGCTCAACGAGCTTGTACAGCGCCGACACGCTCCTCGATGGGGCGCTCAAGGCTGTGAGTGATCAGGTGGATCTTCTTGGCACTCAGATCGTGTCGAGCGTCAACGGCATCGCACCGGTGGAGGGCGACGTCACGCTGACCGCCACCGACATCAGTGGCTTCGCAACGGTCGCGACCTCGGGCGCATACGCTGACCTGTCGGGGACTCCCTCGCTCGCCACCGTGGCAACATCGGGATCTGCGGATGATGTGTCGGTGGCTCACACCGCCATCAACTACACCGCCGCCTCTGCCGATGTGGAGGCGCATCTTGCAGGGATCGACGCTCAGTTGGGCGTGGGCTTGGTCAACTCGGTCAACGATGTGCTCCCTGTGGGGGGCAACGTCACGCTGACCGCCGCTGATCTCAACCTCTCAACGGTCGCGACCTCGGGCGCATACGCTGACCTGTCTGGTGCTCCCTCGCTCGCAACGGTCGCGACCTCGGGCGCATACGCTGACCTGTCGGGA